CGTTCCTGTCGATCCGCCTTCGTAGGGACGTCACGCTTCGGCCGGGGACCTTCGTCCCGATGACCTTCGACGAAGAGCGCGCGTGGGACAACCGCCACCCCTCGCCAACCGCTTTCGATCCTGGCGACGATCGCTCGATGACCCGCGAGGAGTACGAGTTCGATCGCCGCATGACGCGACTGGCTCGCGGGCTCGGCCATCCCGGCACGGAGGAGCCGACGTGAGGCCTCTTCCTTTGGACCCGAGAGACGAGCGCGAGGAGCGCGCGCGGAAGACCTGCGTCCAGGTTCCGGTGGTCCAGACCGACAAGAGCGATCGCCCGCACCTGGCCAAGACGCACACGGAGTACGTGCCCTGGCTGACGCAGCAGTCGACATCCGTCCAGAACACGATCCTCGGTGCCAAGCGCGCGGTCGAGTTCCGCAAGACGTACGCGCGGCTCGTGCGCATCGCTGCAGGCATACCGCTGTGAGCTCCTCAGGCGAGCTCCCGTACGCCTCCTGCGAGGTCGCCTGCTCCGATGGCCACCCGTGCGGCGCCGCCATGCCCCCCAGCACGCCCAAGCATAAGACGGCCAAGGGCCGCGAGCTCTACGTCTGCGCCCCGTGTCTCGCCGCCGTCAAGGCCGGCGCTCCTCGAGACCGCGGCTACAGGATCCAGCGGAACGATCCCTGCCCCTGCGGATCGGGCAAGAAGTACAAGGCCTGCTGCCAGGCCAGGATGATCACCCACCTGAAGACGACGCCCGTCCCCGGATCGCCCGAGTATCGGGCCCGGATGGAAGCCGCCGCGCGTGCCGGCGTACGCCGTGCGCTTTCCGAGGACCGCGTCCGAAGGTCCGGAAGGATCTTTCCCTGCTGCCTGAGTGCCACCGGCGTTCACCGGCCTGGATGCCGGCACGCCTGACGTCTACGATTCTCTGCCATGACCCGACCCCAAAACCAGGTTCTCGAGTTCGACCTCGAGCTCACCGGCCGCACTCACGAGCTCAAGACGTGGCCGGTGTATTACGACGCCATCGCCGAGGGCCAGAAGCAGTTCGAGCTTCGCATCGACGACCGCAGGGGCGGTTTCCATGTCGGCGACGTTCTCGTCCTGCGCGAGTGGGATCCGGAGCCACCGCACGGGCCCGGCTCCTACTCAGGCCGCTCCCTCGAGCGTGTCGTCACATACGTCATGCGCTACGAAGGGACGCCAGCCATCATCGAACCGAGCGGAGCTATCTTGTTCGGCTGGGCCATCCTCGGCCTCGCCCTCCTTCCCTCATCATGAAGCACAACGAAATCGCATCGCGATGCCGCGTCGCCCTCGGAGCTCTCGACCTCAAGCTCGAGGACGCCGCGATCTACGCCTTCGCCAAGGCGCACGCCGGCCTCTGTTCTCCCACCCCGCGGAACTCGCTCGATGCCCCCGGCTACATCGAATCGATCCTGGTGTTCGAGGCGGTCATCGTCGGCTGGGCAAAGGAGCGCAAGCGCGAAGCCGAAGGCTCGGTCCTCACGCGCCCCTGCCGGCACGATTTCGGCTTGAACGAAGGACATAGCGACCATGCGCCGAAGGGGTATTCGGATCTGGAGGAGAACCATGCCCTGTAGCGGCGGAAAGCGCTGGGAAGACGAGGAGGCGGCGAGCATCGCCGTGCCCGTCCTCTGCAACTTGGTCCGCGTGTTCGGCATCGATGTCGTGATCCAAGCGCTCGACCGCGAATGCGGCGTCGACCCCGATCGAGTCGTCCAATGGTGGAGACGGCACCGAGCTCAAGACTTCAAGCGGCGCGAGAGCGACCGCTTTCAGGGCCTGCTCCAGTTCCCGCTCCATCTGACGATCGACCACCGGCCTCGCGCGGAGCGAGAGGCATGAGCCCCGTTCCCGAACAAGCACCGATCGTTCGCGTCGAGGCCTCGGCGGAGATCGCTAGGCGTTTGCGCGAGGCATCATCCGCGTGCGATTCGGTGCCGTTTCTGGGTGAGCAATGGCGCGTCGTCTGCGTCGATGTCGACGTGGACTTTCAGCACACGTTCACGCTCAGAATGGTGAAAGGCGATTCCACCGACCATCGGCCGCCAATGCCCACGCCCGACGAGGTCTTTACCGCCCTCGCGCCGATCATCAAAGCTCTGCCGACAACCCCGCAGGGCTTGGACGACGACTCTGTTCTCACCTGGTCGAAGGACGCGCTCCGCGTTGGCGACATTCGTCGGATCCGGAAGGTCTGGAAGCAGGCGCTCGACGCGACTGAGCCCGACGCGACCGAGATCGATCCCGCTGACCCCGAGGAGTCGCAGAGCGATGGCTAAGAAGAAGAAAGCCGCAAAGCGGAAGCCCGCCAAGCGCAAGGCAGCGAAGCGGAAGAAGACGCGAAAGCGGCCGAAGTCGGTATCCCGCGCGCCCAAAAGAAAGGGGCCCCGCTCGAAGGGCGGCAAGCCTATGTTCGTGCCGACCGACGACGACCGCAAGCGCGTTGAGACGCTCGCCGGCCTCGGGATTAAGATCGAAGACATTCGCTACATGGTCGAGAACCCGCGCACGGGCAAGCCGATCGATGACGACACGCTGCGTCGTCACTTCAAGGCCGAGCTTTCGTCCGGGCGCCCGAAGGCTCACGCCGCAATCTCGCAGTCGCTCTTCAAGAAGGCGACCGGCGACGGCCACCAATCTGTTGCCGCTGCGATCTGGTGGACGAAGACGCAGATGGGCTGGCGCGAGAAGGTTGCTGTCGAGGTCGAGGCGAAGAGCGGCGTGCTGGTCGCGCCTACGTCAATGTCGCCAGAGGAATGGATCGCTGCCACCGCCGCTCGGGCGGCTGGCAAGAAGGAACCCGGAACCGAGGAGAGCTCGTGAGTTACACACAGACGGTCGATGCGCTGTTTCATTCAGGAAGGACGAAGCTCGAGGACGAGGATTCTGTGGCGATGACGCCGGAGGAGTTCGAGCACACCGTTTCGGCGTGGGACACCGCTGCGCCGGCGCTTGCTGCGCATATCCGTGAGCTTCAGGCGTCGGTCCAGGACGCTGCCGAGCAGAGCAAGGAGGTCGAGCCTGGCAACGCGTTCGAGGACAGCAAGGAGGTCGTGCAGACCTGTCGATCGTGCGGCTGTACTAACGAGAATCCCTGTGTCGACGCCGAGACCGACAGGCCTTGCTATTGGGTCGCGACCAATCTTTGTAGCGCGTGCGCGGCCATGGCTGCCGCTTACGAGAACGGGCCCGAGCTCAAGGAGCGCCCCAACATGATCGTCGCCGAGGTCTCGTGCACGTACGCCAGAACCGACCACTTCGATGAGGTTGAGGCTCGAGTCAAGGGGCCGATGGGTACGATCGGCAAGCGGTTCGAGCACGTCATCGCGCACAACGCTAAGCGCGGCTACACGCTGCACGACTGGAGGTTTACGTCGGTTCCGATGCGTCAGCAAGTCGGATCCGTTGGCGCAGACTTCCATATCTGCGAGACGATCGTCGCGACGTTCGCGGCGGATCCGTTCTTCGGGACGACGATGGAGGGGACGAAGCCGTGAGCGACGTTCCCGAGATTGTTGCGACCTATCGCAGGCGCGCAGAATTCGAGCGTGAGTTTGCAGCGACGCTCCTCGAGAAGGCGACCGAGCTCGACGAGGTCATCAAGGACAGAAAGCGACCTGGACGCAGCGGATTCGATGCCGCTCGAGAGCATGCCGACGTAATGGGAAACGTCGTCGAGCTCAAGGCGATCGTCATGGAGGGCTTCGCCGACGTGCTCGAGGCTATCCACGAGGCTGGGCACCAATGAGAGACGTGTGGAAGGTGGACGCTTCGGACCGCGAGCGGAGGCTCTCTTCGCTCGAGCTCTCGCAGGCCTTTCTTAGGAATCGGGGTGGCGCCCTGATCGAGAGAGGGAGACAGCTGGTCGCGGCCTCCGAGGCAATCGCGAAAGAGATCAAGGAGCTCGAGTGACCTACCGCGGCAACCGCATCGAGCAGGAGGTCCAGATTCCTTACACGGCCCAGGAGTGGGAATCGGTTCGTCGGGTCGCCTTCGAGAGGCAGAGGATGAACGTCGCTGCTGGCCTGCACCAGAAGTTCGGGGCGAGTAACGACCCTGGGGATTCGACGCTTCTGCACGAGGTCGGATGCTTCGGCGAGCACGCCCTCTGCTGGCACCTCGAGCTCCCCTGGACGTCGGCCCTCGAGCGGCAGGCCAAGGCCGACGTCGGGACGATCTACCAGGTCCGCGCGGTCAACGCTGTCTACAAGTCCAACCGCAGTATTTCTGTGCACAGGCGCGATCCGTCCGAGCAGGTCTTCGTCCTCGCCGTTGTCGACTTCATAAGCCGGGTTGTGACCCTCAAGGGCTGGGCGTATGGCTGGGACGTCAAGAATCGAGGCCTTTGGAAGACCCGCATTCGGCGTCCTTGCTTCATGCTGCACGAGACCGCGCCGATCCTTCCGATGGGCGAGCTACCGCTAGAACCGACGACATCCTGAACAGGAGAAGCCATGCCGTACGTACCCGAAGCACTCACGATCGAGAACTACCCCTGGCCCGACATCGACGCGCGCGAGCTCTTGCGTCGCGTCGAGGAGGCCGAGAATCCACACCATGAAGACTGCGACACGCGTGGTCTCGGTCCTGACCTTGAGCCGTCTACGAAGCCTTGCAACTGTTACGTGCTCTGGCGTGAGCGTGCCGAGGAATCCGAGTCACGCATCGTTGAGCTCAATACGCAGCTGGAGGCCTGGCCCGATCAAGTGATGAAAGCCTTGGGCGCGGAGCAACGGAACGGAGTAGAAGCGCTGGAGGAGTGCGCGGATTCTCGTCTGGCAATAGCCAGCTTCGGCGAGATCCGCAACGAGCTCCACGACGTTCTTGTCGACGCGGGCATCGAGCCGGCTGCGGATGTCGAAGCTGTGAAGGGGCGCGACCTGGTGGGTCGCGTCAAGCGTTTGGTCGTCGCGCGCGAGCGTGCTACTGACCACGAGGGCGCCAACAAGATCGAAGGCTCGGCCGCGCGCGCTCTCACGAAGCTCGCCGGCTACCTGTCGACGCCATACGACGTCGAGATCGATCCCGATGACGAAGCCTACGCGTGGTCGCCGTCATTCAGGATCCTCGCCGAGTACCTGAAGGAGCACTTCGCCACGCACCCGGCTCCTCAGGGTGGGCCGGGTCAATGAACCCGCCCGAGCTCGCTGCCGAAATTGCCATCCTTGACGCGGAGTCTCGAGGAGAGGCGAAGATCGTTGCGTGTGTTTGCAATCCTAGGTCCAAGAAGTCGGTGAGGGGCGCTCTGGCCGAGCGCGGACTTCCCGACGCTAGGCTCCTTACCGACGAGCGCATCCCTGTCAGCAAGTTCTTTGTGGTAAACATGAAGAAGGAAGACCGCGGAGGTTGGAAGGACCAAGCTCGATGACCATCCCCGAAGCACTCGCGATCCTCGAGCTCGAGATCGAAGGGCCTATCGGCGTTTCGATCTCTCGCGAAGGCGGCGACGCGTGGCTGTGCTTTCGCTTCGCTGAAATGGCGCACCCGTACGATGCGACGGTAGCCGCGCAGGTAGCCGTTGCTCTCGAGACGCTCGTCCAGGCCGCCAAGGACGACGACCTGATCACACGCGAATCCCTGCCGTACAGGATAGACCTATGAGGCTGCGCTGCGGCTTTACCCGAGAAGGAATCATGAATCAAGAACCCCCGCATGAGGTCCGTCGCTTCGCCGACGGAGAGGCAATCCCCGAAGGCTGGGTCGAGCTCACTGAGGAGGAGTTCGAGGAGCTCGACGTCATGGCCGCCGTGGCGCGCGCGCGTTGGCTCAAGGAGCACAAGGAGCGAACGCCGATCGGTAAGCTGCGCGACCAGATCCAGAAGTCGAAGTTCGAGGATGCTCTCGACGTTGACCTCGTCAAGGAACAGAGCGACCTGAGGCGCGAGCAGCTGAGGAGCAAGGAGAAGTTTGACAACGCTCTCGACTACGGCGTCGTCAAGCGTAAGCAGCAGACGGAGCAGCGCCACCGCGCGCAGCGCCGGAGCCAGGGGCGATGATCTGCGAGGTCGTGGTCTTCCTGGTCTACTCCGGCTGCGTCCTTTGGTGGACGATGTTCGCCGGAGCCAAGGGCGATGAGTAGGCCCAGCGCGCATCCCGTTGACGTCCTCGTCGAGCTCCTGCTCGAGCTCGGCTACCCGCTCGAGGAGTTCGATCTCGAGGGCATGCGTGCGATCTGTGATGCTCCGGCGGAACTGCCGGAACCAAAGGGAGTATGATGAGGCAATGAGCGACAATCCAGAACTGCGCGTGTTGCGCCGAGGTCGCGAACGATTCGATCAGGTTATGGCGATCGCGTGGGATAACGCCCCAGGTGGAAAGGCGACGCACTACAGGATCGATCCGAAGGCGGGGTTGATCCTGCTGTGGGGTAAAGAGCGGGACTCGCAGGCGTTGCCGTACGAAATGAACTGCGCAGCGGCAACCGAGTTTGCGTGGGGCTGGCTTCAGGTTGTCGACTACCCGCCACAGCCCGATCACGACGGAGACAACGGCAAGGCGTGGCTTGTGTATGTTGAGGACTGGGGGCACGTGGCGGACCTCCGATACGCCATCGTGGGAGTTGCTCCCGCTTGGGAAATGTACGGCAAGTGAGACGATGACTCCGATGACTGACGAACCGACAGCGAGCGAGAACGAGACGGCGCGTCGGCAAGTCACAGTCCGCAAGGCCGGCTGGAAGGTCTGGGACGAGCGCAAGCGTGTCAGTAAGCATGCCTATACCGACGCCGACAACTTGGAATCCTTGGGGTTCGTTGACGGGTACGAGCTCGGCGTCGCCGTCGGCATGAAGGCCGCCGCGGATCGCATCGCTTCCGAGCCTGGCTCGTCGTCAATCTCCGAGCATGCTTGGCGATCGTGTTGCCAGGTCGAGATCCGGGAACTAGCTGCTGGAATCGTGAAGGACGCGCGCGTATGAAGCGCCGCTCTCTCCTTGCTCGAGCCTGGAGCAGCCGCCTGCCCGGTACGCCGGAGCAGTTCGCCGCCTTCATGGGCGTGAGCCGCCGTGCGCTCTCCGCGCTGACGTGGGAGTCGATCTCTGATCTCGCTACCGAACGGTTCGGGATGTATCCGCTCGGCGGTGGCGTGAAGTTCGCGGGGACCTCGCTCGAGGAGAAGACGTTTCGATTCCAGCCGCCGCGGGAGGACCTCTGGTGGCGTGCCGGCGTTCCGTCAGGGGGCGCGCGGATAGACAAGGGCGCCGGGGATGGTCGGTACGTCTGCGGGACCGGCGAGACGATCGACGTCGCCGCGCTGCGCGCGTTCATCACGCTTTGGGAGCTCACCTGGCTTCGCGCCTCGCAGAAGGACCTCTCTGGATGATTGCCGCCCTCGAGGACATGACCTTCGTCGAGCTCGCTGCGGTCTTCGTGCTCGTCTTCGGTGGCTTCCTTGGCGTGTGGGCTGCGTACCGCGATGGCAAACGACGTCGTCGGTCTTGACCCGGGGCCAGATGACGAGGCCTCGTTCGACAAGCTCCTAGCCGAGGCAACGGAGCGCGAGCTCGCAACGCAGATCCCGCCGCGCATCGTCAACGGGAAGCCGGTCGTGTGGGCGCCGCAGCCGGGGAGCCAGGAAGACTTCATGGCCTGCCCTCTCTTCGAGGCGCTCTACCACGGGACGCGAGGGCCGGGGAAGACGGACGCGCTGATCATGGACTACGCGCAGGACGTCGGCCGCGGGTTCGGCGAAGCTTGGCGCGGGATCATTTTCCGCGAGACGTATCCGCAGCTGGCCGACCTCGTCGCGAAGACGGTGAAGTGGTTTCGGCAGATCTTCCCGTCGGCGAAGTTCGTCCGAGCGAAGCCGCTGCGTTGGGAGTTCGCGACGGGCGAGGTCCTCTTCATGTCGTACATGCGCTCGCCCGACGATTACTGGAACTATCACGGGCACGAGTACCCGTGGATTGCGTTCGAGGAGCTCACCAGCTGGGCTGACGATCGTTGCTACAAGTCCATGTTCGCGTGCTGTCGCTCGAGTCGCGGCGACATGCCAAGAAAGATCCGCGGGACCACGAACCCGTACGGCGTTGGACATAACTGGGTGAAGGAGCGCTTCCGTCTGCACGGCAAGTGGTGGCTGCCCATCGTCACGACTGATTCGCTCGACCTCTCAGGGAAACTCGAGCCACCGCGCGTTGCGATTCACGGCCATATCGACGAGAACAAGGTCCTCCTCAAGGCCGACCCGAATTACAAGCAAGCGATCGCGGCGTCGGCTCACAACAAGGCGATGGCCGCGGCCTGGCTCAACGGATCCTGGGACGTCGTCGCCGGCGGGATGTTCGACGACGTCTGGTCGAGCGAGTACAACGACGTTGGTCGCTTCAAGGTTCCCGACACCTGGCTGGTCGACCGAGCGTTCGACTGGGGGAGCTCGAAGCCGTTCTCGGTCGGTTGGTACGCCGAAAGTGATGGCTCCGACTTGCTCTTCGACGACGGGGCCGTGAGGTCGACCGTTCGCGGCGACCTCTTCAGGATTGCGGAGTGGTACGGCTGGACGGGGCGAGCGAACGAGGGGACGCGCTCCCTGGCCGTCGAGGTTGCCGCCGGCATCGTCGAGCGGGAATTTATGTGGGGCTGGCGCAAGCTGGGCGATCGGTACCAGCGCTGCCGGCCGGGGCCCGCCGACTCCTCGATCTACACGGTCGAGAACGGGCGTTCGATCGGGATGGACATGGAGCGGCCCGTCAGGATCGAGAATTCAGTCGTTCCCGGCGTCGTCTGGACGCGTGCGGACAAGCGCCCAGGCTCGAGGAAGGCCGGCTGGGAGCAGTCGCGAGCGATGATCAGGGCCGGCCAGCCGCCCAAGGGCGGCGGAGTGCGCGAGGATCCGGGGTTTTTCGTGGTCGGCGAGGATTGCCCTCAATTCATCCGGACGGTGCTCTCGCTGCCGAGGGACGAGAAGGACCTCGACGACGCCGATACCGATGCCGAGGATCACGTTGCCGACGAGTTCCGTTACAGGGTGCGCTCGAGCGGGATGCGGATTGGAGCCCGGACGACAACTGGAATGTACTAAGGCCGACGGGTAGCCTCGGGCGCTCGCGACCTCCGGCCGACCGAAAGAGGACCCCAATGGGCGTCGACAGCAAGCACCCTCTGTACATCGAGTTCGAGCCCGACTGGATCCAGATGCGCGAGACGTCGAAGAGCGAGCGCGTCGTCAAGGATCAGGGCACCAAGTACCTGCCGCCGACCGCCGGCATGGTGAAGGACGGCGTCTTCACGGGTAAGAAGACGAAGGGCTGGAAGAACTATCTCGCCTACCGCGCGCGCGCGGTCTTTCCCGAGATCGTTTCGCAGGGAATCGAGGCGATGCTCGGTGTCATGCACCACAAGCCGGCGGTCATCGAGGTCCCGGCGAAGCTCGAGCCGCTCATCGAGAAGGCGACGCTCCGGAACGAGTCGCTGCAGATGCTCCTGCGGCGGATCAATGAAGAGCAGCTGACGACGGGGCGGCTCGGGATCATGCTCGAGGTTCCCGAGAAGAGCGCGGCGCTTCCGCTGATCGCGCTCTACGTCGCCGAAGATCTGATCAATTGGGACGAGGGCGCGCGCGACGAGACGGAGATCGACGCCCTGAACCTCGTCGTCATCGACGAGACCGAGCAGGAGCGCACGGAGGACGGTTTCGAATGGGAGCGCGTCGAGAAGCACCGCGTGCTCGTGTTGGGCGATTTGGTCGAGAACGAGACCGAGGGCGTCTACCGCGTCGGCGTCTTCCGCGAGGGCAAGCCATTCTCCGAGGACGCGCTAATGGAGCCGAGCATTTCGGGGACGATGCTCGAGGAGATCCCGTTCAAGTTCATCAACACGAAAGACATCGTGCCGACGCCCGACGAGCCGCCGCTTCTGGGTCAGTCGAACCTGGCCCTGACGATCTATCGCGGCGAGGCCGATCACCGGCAAGCTCTTCATGAAAGCGGCCAGGACACGCTCGTGACGATCGGCGCTACGAATTCCGATGGGTCTGACGAAATCCGTGTCGGGGCCGGCGCTTCGATTGACCTGCCGATGGGTGGCGACGCCAAGTTCATTGGCGTCGACTCGAGTGGCCTCGAGGAGCAGCGGCTCTCTCTCGAGAGCGACTACACGCGCGGGGAAAGTCGAGCGAACGGGCTCCTCGAGGCTGTGTCGCGATCTGCCGAGTCAGGTGAGGCCTTGCGCGTCCGCGTCTCGGCGAGGACGGCGTCTTTGAACCAGATCGCGATGGCCGGCGCTTTCGGCCTGCAGGAGCTCCTCAAGATCGCCGCTCGGTGGATCGGTGCCAACCCCGACGAGGTCAGGGTCGAGCCGAACCTCGACTTCGTCGCCGACCGCCTGCCCGGGAACGAGCTCGTCGGCTACATGACGGCCAAGGGCCTCGGTGCTCCGCTTTCGCTCCAATCCATCCACGAGGCGCTCCAGGAGCGCGGCCTGACGACCCAGACCTGGGAGGACGAGCTCGCTCGACTCCAGGCCGAGGCCGACGCAGGGATGCCAGGAGCCGTTGTGGAGGGCGAGGACGACACCGGGGCGACCGAGGAAGGCGATCCCGAGGAGCCGGAGGAAGAGCCGGAGGACGACGAAGAGGAGTAGCTCGTGGCCAAGAAGCCGAAGGTCCCCGACGCGATGCCGTCCGTCCTGCCGGAGCAGGAGGGGCGCGACCTGATGAATACGATTCAGGGTTTCTGCGAGCAGTCGACCTTGACGCGTGCACACATAATCGGGGCGCTCGAAGGCGTGAAGCACGTGTTGCTCCGCAAATGGTTCGACGCCGACGACGAGACCGAGGACGACGAGGATCGCTGGTAGGCCCGTGGCCGAGCGCACCTTCAATCAGGAGCTCTTCGATGCGATGCTCCGGCACCAGACCGGATTGCTCCGGTTCTCGGGGGGGATGCGCAATCGGATCTGGGCCCTGCTCGACGCTACCGAGACCGACGTCAAGAGGAAGATTCGGCGCGGTATCGACGGTGGCGCCGGCCTTTCATCGAAGGCGCGCGTCCAGAAGCTCGAGACGCTGCTCGCGTCGCTCAAGAAGACTCGGCTGAGGGCCTGGAAGGATGTCGACGATGTCTGGTTCTCGGAGATCCGCGAGCTATCTGTCGCCGAGGCCGGCTTCTTCGATCGGATCATCACGGCCTCGTTCCCTGGCGTCGAGCTCGGGACGGTCCTCCCGGACACCGGAGACCTTCGGCAGATCGTGACCTCGCAGCCGTTCCTGGGCAGGACGCTTCGGCAATGGTCGGACAAGGTCCAGGTCGACGACATCGCGCGGATCGAGGACCAGATCAAGATCGGTCTGGTACAGGGCGAGTCTGGTCAGCAGATCTCGAGGCGGGTCGTCGGGACGGTCGCCCAGCGGGGGCGCGATGGCACCACGCAGATCACCCGGCGCCAGGCTGCCACGATCACGAGGACGGTTGTCTCGGGAGTCGCCGCTGAGTCGAGGAAGGCCTACGCCCTGGCGAACGTCGACATTCTCCCGAACGAGCTCTTCACGGCGACGCTCGACGCGAGGACGACGCCGATCTGCCGGCGGTTCGACGGCAAGGTCTTCAAGGTTGCCGAGGGCCCGCAGCTGCCGCTTCACTTCAACGAACGCTCAGTCTACTCACCCGTCGCCGACGGTGGCGCCATCGGTGAGCGGCCGCGGCGCGACTTCACGCAGCGCCAGCTGCTCAGGGAGTTTGCCAAGGAAGAAGGATTCAGGGCGCCGGTCAAGCGCGCGAACCTGCCTCGAGGAACGAAGCGGAACTTCGACGCCTTTGCCAGGAAGCGCATGCGCGAGCTCACAGGACGCGCGCCGGCGAGGACGTCCTACCAGACCTGGCTCACCGGCCAGCCGGCAGCGTTTCAGAACGACATCCTCGGCCCGACTCGAGGCGCGCTCTTCCGCCGAGGCGGCTTGACGCTCGACAAGTACGTCACGTTCGACGGTACCGAGCTCACTCTCGCGCAGCTGGCGACGCGCCACACGGACGCGTTCCTGCGCGCAGGTCTTGACCCGGACCTGTTTCGCTAGATAGAACCACGCAATCAGAAGCCGCGTCGGTCGCCATGGGCGTTCGACAATCGTGGGGTCATGGCGCCCCGAAACAATCCAATCGAGGAGGAGCAGGCATGGCCGAGCTCAAAGCATCGCACGACACGCAAGATGAGATCGCCGAGGAGTACCGAGAGCTCTACACCGAGAAGGGTGACAAGTGGGAGCTCACGGGGATTACGGGCATCAAGACGCAAGCCGACATCGATCGGATCCAGGTCGGCCTGACCAAGGAGCGCGACGCCCACAAGGTGACGAAGGACAAGCTCGCGGTTTGGGGCGATCTCGACCACGACGACGTTGTCGTCAAGCTCGACAAGTATCCCGAGCTCGAGACGGCTGCTGCCGGAAAGCTCGACGAGGCCGCGATCGAGGAGATCGTGACGAAGCGTGTCGAGGGCACGCTTCGCTCGAAGCTCTCGCCGCTCGAGCGCGACAACAAGAAACTGAAGACGACGAACGCCGAGCTCACCGAGGCGAACGCCGGATTCGTCCAATCCAATACCCGTCGGAAGATCCACGACCACGTTCGGTCCGCCCTGATCGCAGCAAAGGTCATCCCCGAGGCTCACGACGACGCGCTCATGCTCGCCGAGAGGCTTTTTGAGATCACCGAGGACGAGGCGATTCTCACGCGCGACAAAGTCGGCACGACTCCTGGCCTCGACGGAACCGCCTGGCTCGCGGACATCCAGGATAAGAAGCCGCATTGGTGGCCGGCGTCTGAGGGTGGAGGAGCTCGAGGTTCGAGACCCGGCGGCGGCTTCCAGGGGAAGAATCCCTGGTCTCACGAGGGTTGGAACATGACCGAGCAGGGCCGGATCTATACCGACAAGGGCAAGGAATACGCAGATCGTCTGGCGAAGGCCGCTGGCACCACGGTCGGGGGGCCGCAGCCTAAGGCAAAGGTCCAGGCTTGACTCTCCGCCCCAGCCGGTCCTAGATTCAGGGAGCGAGGAACCCATGGTGGTCGCCTCGCTCCCTGAAGATCGAAGGGACTCGGTGGCGAGCATGGCTCGTCTTCGGGAAACGGTCCCCGGCTCCGCTCCATGGCGTTCGGCTCCAGGTAACCCACCTAGCCGCTCAACCTTCCGAGGTATTAGCCATGGCCGCCGGCCCTCTTACTCAGGTCTCCGACATCGTCGTTCCTGAGATCTTCACGCCCTACGTCCAGCAGCAGACCGAAGAGAAGGCGCGGCTCATCCAAGCCGGGATCCTTGCTCGGAATCCGCTCATGGACGCGCTCCTCGCCGGAGGAGGCTTGACGTTCAACGTCCCCTCGTTCCGTGACCTCGACAACGACGCCGACAACGTCTCGACCGACGCCGTTTCCGACGCGATCGCCTGGACGCAGCTTTCAGGAACCGCGGTTGGTGCGAACTACCCGACGCTGAACGATTCCGTTCCGCTGAAGGTCGAGACGGATACCGAGATCGCCGTCCGTCTTTCCCGCAACAACAGTTGGTCGAGTGCTGACCTTGCTGCGGCCCTCGCGGGATCCGATCCGCTCAACTCGATCGCCGGGAACGTCGCGTTCTACTGGCGGCGTCGACTTCAGGCCGCCTTCATCGCAACCGTGAACGGCGTGATCCTCGACAACGTCGCCAACGACGCTGGCGATTACGAGAACGACGTCAGCGGCGGATCCTTCGTCGACGGCGTCACCAATATCAGCGCCGAGGCCGTGATCGACACGGCCGTCACGATGGGCGACTCGATGGAGGCCCTGACCGGAATGATGGTTCACTCGGTCGTCTTCGCTCGGATGCAGAAAAACAACCTGATCGACTTCATCCCCGACGCGCGCGGCGAGGTTCAGATCCCGACGTTCCTCGGTCGCGAGGTCATCATCGACGACGGCATGCCGGTCACGGCGAACGTCTACGATACCTGGCTCTTCGGAGCCGGCTTCATGCAGATGGGCGCCGGTTCGGCGAAGGTGCCGACCGAGGTCGAGCGCAAGCCGGGTGCAGGCAACGGCGGGGGGCAGGAGATCCTGCACTCTCGCGTCGAATGGAGCCTGCACCCGGTCGGTCACGCCTACGTCGGCACGGCCGCGGACGGTGGCCCCGGCAACGGCACGGGAGCGAACCAGCTGGAGAACGCAACCTCCTGGGATCGTCGGTTCCCCGAGCGCAAGCAGATCAAGTTCGCACGCCTGGTGACGCGCGAGGCCTGATCTAAGCATTTCCTTAACTGGCGCGATCGGGCCTTCGAGCTCGGTCGCGCCCTCCATCGCTTCCGGCCGCGCCCTGCGACTCCTCACGAGAATTCGATCATGACTACCAAAGCCCTCTTCATTACATCGCTCGGCGAGGACGTTGCCGTCGGGCTCTCGAAGGAGTTCGTGCGAACGTCGGGAAACATCCTCACGGCGGCGGCTCACGGTCTGCAGACCGGCGCCGGACCGTTCAAGGTGATGACGACTTCCGCCGGCGACGTCCCATCCGGTCTCGTTGCGGCGGCGCGCGCGGCCACGTTCGTCACCGCCGTAACCGTGATCGCGACCGACCTCGTGATCATCGACGGCAAGACGTACACGTTCATCGCCACGCCGGCGGCCGACGGTGACGTCGATGTCGGCGCCTCGGATGCGGCGTCGATGGAGAACCTCGCCCGCGCGATCAACCTCGGCTCAGGAGCCGGGACCGATTACGACATCGACACGGTCGGCAATCCGAACGTCAGCGCCGAGGCTCGCGGAGACACTTGCATCATCACCGCGAAGACTCTCGACTCAGCGATCGGTGACGCGATCGCCGTTTCGACGCCCGACTCGACCTTGACGTGGGATAACGCCACGCTCCAGAACGGCGCCGACGGGACCGAGTACTTCATCATTCGGCTTGATAGCGGCACGTTCTCCCTGGCGCTGACGAAGGCTGCCGCGATCGCAGGTACCGCAGTTGCTCTTGCCGATGCCGGAACGGGAGTGCACACGCTCGTCGCCACGGCGCAGTCGCTGGCCGACTCCCTCGAGGACGTCGTCGTGAATCGACTTACGGCTACCGGTATCCGCGTGAACGATCCCGCCCAGAACATCGCCGATTTCTGGCAGACAGCTATCGACGGTGTCGCGAACTAGAACCCGCCCGCCCTCTCAACCTTCACAAGCCGAAAGACCATGACTAAAGGACTACAGCGCTCGCTCTCTCGAGCGCCGATCGCAAGCAGGCCGGCGGCGCTTCTGTCGCACACGATCGTTCTGACGAACGCTGCGCTCACGCTCGACGGTGCGTCGGGGGTCGGATTCGGATCGCTCGTCGCCGGCCAGCTGCCGGAGGGCAACATCATTCTGCAGGGCGGCGTCGCCTACCTGCAGTTCGCGGGCTCCGGCTCCGATGCCGGACTCGTCGATACTTGGGCCGGCGACTACGGCGTCGGCTCGACGCCGGCATCCGATGGCACGATCAGCGCTGGCGATGTCGACATGGTCGGCACGACCGCGCTCGCCGCTGCAGCCGCCGAGGTCTCGCCGAGGACTCGAGGAACCGGGAACACCCAGGTCATCCTCGACAACACGGACGGGTCGCTCGAGGTCAACGTTTCGCTGCTGGTCGATGACGCCGACGTCTCGGCCGATGGCATCCCGATCACCGTATCGGGTGAAATCGAGATCCTTTACACCAAGGTCCTCGACGACTGATCTGGAGGGCCTGCTCGATTGGCTATTCCCATTCGGGCGGGTCGCTCTTCTCCCGACGACGAACCCCTCCTGCAAGGAAGCCGACCGATGAATCTCCTAGAAGCCACCTCACGACTCGATCCCGCAAACGACGATCACTGGACCGCTGACGGATTGCCGCGCATGACCGCGGTCGGCGAGCTCGCCGGTGACTCCTCGATCACCCGCAAGGACATCACGCACGCTGCGCCGAACCTGACTCGAGCTCTCGCGCAGGCTCAGCTGGTCGAAGCCGAGAATACCGGTGTCGTTCGCAGCGAGAATCTCGGCCCGAAAGCGGCCGACCCGCCGGCGCCCGAGAAGACGTTCGCCGAGCTCGTCCTCGAGGAGGACGGTGCCCCGAAGGTCGACGTCGAAGCGACGCAGGTCAAGGTGGAGGTCGAGCTCGACACACAGAATGTCCTCGACCTTCCGGTCGGAACCGTTCTCGGTCATCCTGATCTGACGAAGAAGGCCCTCGATGAGATCAATCGCAAGGTGGCCCAGGTCCTCAGTGCGAAGGCGAAGATCGACGAGGAGCTCAAGCAACTCTATGCGAAGACCGAGCTCCTGAGCCGACAAGAGGTCCTGCACGACCGCATCGCTCGCCAGAACGGCACCAAGCGGACGAACGTCCAGGACTATCTGGCTGCCCAGTCTCGAGCTCGAGAGGAGCGCGCGGCTCGAGCTCGGAAGTTCATCGATGCCGGCACGACGCCAGCCGACGTCGCCGCCCAGCTGCGGGGCGGCTCGAGGCTCGACGCCGCGATGAAACAGCGCAAACCTGCGCTCGGGTCGAGACGTCCCCCTGTGCGCATCCCTTCGGCTATGTCCTGAGGTAGCGGCAGATGCCTCACGAAAGACAATCGCTCCTGTTCCATTCGCGAGAGAGGCGCAGGTCGCTCGGAGGTACTCCGGAGCTCTTCCGCACGCACGATTTCGGGATACCGACTGCGTCGATTGCGGCAGGCTCGTTCGCCGGCAGTCTCACTTCGCCGGTGACGTTCGCGACGTCGATTCTCGTTACGGGCGCCACGCCGGCTGGACTGATCTTCGAGTTCGGCGACGCGGCCACAGCCATCGCGGCCTGGGTCGACGACTCGACCTTGTCGTTCCGTGCGGGAGACGCCGCGGCTGCAGACCGAGGGATCGCCACGTATGACAACACCGTTTCGCTGCCGGTCGGCTTGAGGCTCAACCTCGTCTTCGCCTGCCTACCTGGCGACGGTCGCGTCAGAATCTGGGGCAACGGGCTCGAGATTGCGCGAGGGGTTGCTTCCGGTGGTTCCCTGCCGCTCGGCTGGTCCGCCGATAGCGCCGGCGCCTTCGCCGCTGCCGCCTCTGGTGCGCTCCCTGCCGACGTGCTCGAGGTCGGCGCTCCGAGCTCATTCGAAGTCGCCAAGCCGCTGTCGGCGTACACGAAACAGGCACCGAGGCACTTCGTCTAAGGGGAGGAGGATGAAATGGCGCTCATCGTAGAAAACGGGACCGGGGTCGCTGGCGCGAACAGTTTCGTCATCGCCACCTTCGTCTCGAGCTATCTAGCCGATCGCAACCGCGCGACCGAGAACGGCTGGGCGAGCGGTTCGGAGGCCGCCGAAGAGGACGCCGCATGCGTCGGCGCTACCGACTACATCGAGAACCGGTTCCGGACCCTCTTCAACGGCATCAAGCAATACAGCGACATCAGTCTCGCTCGTTCGACGCTCGAGCTCACGGCCAACGCGCTCGACACCGAGACGGTCGTTGTCGGGTCTGTGACCTACACGTTCCGGGCTGCGCTCGCTGCGGCGAACGACGTTCTCATCGGCGTGAGCGCAGCGGCCTCGGTCGTGAACCTGACCGACGCGATCAACGCGAACGCGAACACGTCAGGCGTTGGCTTTCACGCGGATACGGTCGCGAATCCCGACGCCGGCGCGCAGCTGTATACCGACAACCGGCTGCTCGCCTTCGGTCTTCTAACCGGGACCGCTGACAACACCGTCGCGACGACGACGACGGTTACAGGGGCATCCTGGAATTTCGCGACACTGCACGGCGGCACCGACATCATCGCACCGCAGCCGCTTTCGTTTCCTCGGGTTGGCCTCATCGACCCCGACGGAAACTCGATCGAGGGCATGCCGCTGCGACTGCTCTACGCCACGGCGGAGTACGCTGTCCGAGATCGTTCAACGACGACGGTTCTCGCGCCCGATCCGACGGTCGACCCGATTGGCGGGACGATCACGAGCCTTCGCGAAAGGGTTGGCCCGATCGAGACCGAGACCCAATACCTGGCTGGGACGGCCAACTCGGGAACCCTCCCCGCATACCCAGCGGCCGACCGACTCCTTGCGGACCTGATCTCTCAGCCGGGAGTCATCCGTGGTTGACTTCGCTCGTTCAGCAGCGACCGCTCTGAGGCTTATTGAGGCCAGCGGGAGGAGCGTCGAGCTCTTCAGGGTCAACCGTACGCCCGACGACCCCGCGCTTCCGTGGCGCGGCACGAGCGAGCACCCCGAACCCGTCGCCGGCGGCCTGACCATTCCGGTGATCATGGCCTTCATTCCCGCTTCGGGTTCCGGATTCGGCAAGCTCGTCAAGGAGCTCGGCGGAAAGCTAACCGTTGCGTTCGAGCAGGTTGGACTCATGGCTTCCTCGTCGCTCCCCACGGGCATGACTCCAGCTGACGTCGAGGAAGTCGACAGCGTCAGGGACGGACTCGATATCTGGAAGGTCGTGACCAGGGGGCACCTGCAGCCAGGGGACACTTCGATCCTTTTCGTGCTGGGGCTGAAGCGATGACGACCCTCGCCGAAGCCCGCGACGCTGTCGCTCTCGTGATCAATACTGCCTGGTTGGCGGCCTCGGTCTCGAGCTCGATCCCGATGCATTGGGACGACGTCAAGGCCGACAAGCCCGGAGAGGATGCGATCACGTCTCGAGCGCCTTCCTACGCCAAGACGACCGTTCGGACGATCGGTTCGCCACAGACGACTCAGGGACGCCGGCGCTTCGAGACGACCGGGACCGTCACGGTCCAGATCTTCACGCCCTTCGGCGATGGCAATACCCTGGGCGACGCTCTCGCTCAGGTCATCCTCAACGCGCTTCGCAGCCACGTGGGGAGTCCGGCCGGTCTTTCGTTCTTCGACATCGACCCGAACGAGATCGGCGAGACGGGGCCCTGGTTTCAGACGAACGTTGTCGCTTCCATTCGTTACCAGGAGCTCGCTCCGTGACCAGCCAGCCTCGAGATCAGGAGAAGCGGATTCTCGCTGCCGGTACGAAGGTCGTTCGCACCCTGGAGTTACTGCTCTACCAGGCGCTCACGTCAGCGACGCCGGTCGATACCGCTTTCGCTCGAGCGAGCCTGACGCCGGCGGTCGGATCGCCCGTGTCGAAAATGCTGGAGCGACCGGTGACCGACGAGGCTGCGCGCAAGGATGCGTCTTCCCGCTTCTCGGACAACAAGGCGAAGGCAGCGGCGATCGCAGCGACGTACAAGATCGGCGACGGCAAGGTCTTCCTCACCTATCGCGCCGGGTACGTCGTCTTCCTGGTCATGGGTTCGAGCTCGCAAGCGCCCAAGAACTTTCCCCAACGCGCGATCGCGACGTCTGTCCGGGCGCTTGGATCGCTCCGCTTCTCCTGATACTTTCCATCGAAGATCCCTCTCTAACCACGGAGCCTACACGCCATGGGACAAGTCCTCACAAACAACACTGGGCTGATCTATGCCCGCGAAACGTCGCTCGGCGTGCTCCCAGGTTCGCCCGACTGGAAGGGGCTCGAGCCGAATAGCCAAGGAGCTTTCGGCGCGTCGATCACGACGGTTCCCCGCAATCCGATCTCTCCTCTTCGCCAGCGGCGCAAGGGGACGATCGTCGACCTCGACGCCGAGAACGACTACGACGGCGACCTGACGCTCGACGCATTCGTCGACTTCGTCGAGGCCTTCCTCTTCGCAACTGCGGTCAATTCCGACATGACGTTCCGCGGAGTCGACGTCACCGGAACCGGCTACACGATCCCTGCTGCGACTGCGGCGCAAGCGGCGAAGTTTCAGTTCACCGCGGCCGGTCCGATCTCCCTGATCGCTGCGACCGGCTACGTGATCGCCGGAAACAATAGCGGCGTTCAAACGCTCGAGCCGCTCTCCGCTGACGTGGCGCCTTCGGGTACGGAGATTCCCGTCGCCGGCAAGGCCATCGAGACGGCCCCGACGAACGCCGAGGTCTCGCTCGGAGGGATTCGTGCGGAGGCCGGCGACATCGCACTCTCGATTTCCGCAGGTATCGGCACGCTGACGAGCAACAACGGCACGCCGATCACGCCGATCGACTTTACGACGCTTGGCTTGACGGCAGGCCAGAGGATTCATATCGGTGGTACGAGCCTCACCGTCAATCGTTTCGGGTCGACCGCTGCCGGCGACGGTACACGCTCGTTTGGCTCCGGCCGGATCGTCACGATCGCGGCGCAGACAATGACGATCGACAAGATCGACGCGACGCTGGTCGCCTCCGACGGTACGGACGATGGCACGGCCGGTACCGAGGTCCCGGTCGACATTCTCTTCGGCCGCTTCATCCGGAACGTCGCCGTTGACTCGGCGGAGTATTCGCAGATCAGCATGACCTTCGAGCAGAGCTACCCCAATCTGTTCGAGACCGATCCGCCGACTCCGGTCGCCAACCCCGACGGCTTCGGTTACGTCCGAGGAGGCCTCGCGGCGCAGTTGACGTGGGGCATGCCCCTGACGGACAAGTCGACCGCGACGTTCGCGTTCATCGGCACGACGGCGAACGAGCCGGTCGACAACGCAGCGCGTGAGACCGGTGCGTCGGCCGCTCGAGACCCGCTCTTCACCGGTGCCCTCAACACGAGCACGGACTTTTTCCGGCTCCGCATCGAGGACGTTGACGAGACGGGTCTGACGTCGGACTTCAAGGACATGACGATGGTCTGGAATAACAACGTGGCGGCCGAGAAAGTCCTCGGTCTCCTCGGTGCCAGATTCATGAACCAGGGCAACTTCGAGCTCGACATTGAGACGCAAGCGCTCTTTACGAACGCGCTCGTCCCCGCTCGCATCCGGGCGAACACGACTGTCTCGATGGACTTCCTTATGCGCAACGACGATGGCGCGATCGCCGTCGATATCCCGAGTGCGACGATGGGGTCCGATGGCAAGGAGTTCCCCGTGAACGAGTCGGTTCGAATCGGCCTGACGGTGCAGGCGTTCATCGACCCGATCCTCCTGACGTCGCTGGGCGTTTCGCTCTTCCCGGTCTTCCCGATCCTGTAATCGAACGGACGGGAGACCTCTAGTCGCCTGAGGTCTCCCGTCTGATTCTCATCCAGGCGACGACGACAACCTGCCCGAGACAAGAAGCCATGAGCAAGTTTGGACACCTGAAGGAATACAACCCGGAGGGGCGTCGCGTTCGATACGCGCTGCCTATTGCTGGGGCTCGCAACAAGAAGGGCGAGGAGGTCCCCGCCGTTCTCGACATCGTTCACGCCGGTCGCTCGAATCGCAACTACACCGCTGCGGTCATGCAGATCAACGCGAAGAAGGGCCCGGCGATACGGATCGGTCCGAAGCCGACGGCCGTAGACATTCAGGTCGCAATAAAGGAGAACCTGAAGATCGACCGCGAGCTCTTCCCGCAACACATCATCAAGGGCTGGGAGGGCATCGCCGACGAGGACGGGAAGGCCGTGAAGTTCTCGGTCTCGGCTTGCGCCGAGTTCCTCGACGCGCTCCCCGATTGGATCGTGCACGAGCTCTCCGTCTTCTGTGCCCGACCTCGCAACTTCCTACCCGACGCCATGCCGACCGAGGTCGAGGTTGCAGAGCAAGCGGGAAACTGAAACGGCGGCTGCTTTGGGAGCTCCGCTTCCGGCGAGATCAGTTCTCGATCGAGTCCGGTCGCGCAAAGGGTCGCCCCGATCCAGAGTGGTTTCTCGATTGCCCAGAGCTCCTCGCTGGCGAGAGGATGTACCTGGATTCGTTCTGGGAGCTCGATTCCGAGAGGGCGTCAGGTGGCGGCACGCTCGGTCGCATTCCCAGGTCGAAGGTCATGGCCTACGGCCGGGAGGAGTACGGCTTCGACCCGGACACGCTCTCGATCTTCTGGCAGATCATTTCGACGATGGACGGAGGATTTCTCGGCTGGCAGAAGAACGAGCACGACCGATACGTGCGACAGCACAGCAAGAAGGGCAAGGGTGGCCGGAGGACCTCTCGCCAAACCTACAACCGCTGACCTGATCCTATGACCCAGTTCGTCATCGAAGTCGTCGTTGATCCGAGGCGTGCCGTTCCCGGCGCGCGGAAGGTTCGTGGCGAGCTTGAACGGATGGAGGGATCGGCAACGCGCCTCAAGCGCGCGCTCACCGGAGCGCTTGGCATTCTCACGGTGGGTGCCGGTATCACAGCCGGCACCCGCCTGCTCGCCAACTTCTCGCAGGAAATGAGCACGGTCGCTGCCATCGCGCAGACGACCGGCCAGGAGTTCGACGATCTTCAGGCGAAGGCGATCGAGCTCGGCACGAATACCAGGTTCACCGCGACGCAGGCTGCCGAGGGCATGACGTTCCTCGCGCGCGCCGGCTTCGAGGCGGACGAGGTCTTCGAGACGGTCGAGTCGACGCTCGAGCTCGCGCAGGCCGGAGCGCTCGGCCTCGGCGAGGCGGCCGACATCGCATCGAACGCTCTGACGGCCTTCCGTCTCGAGACTGATCAGGCGGGTCGGGTCGTCGACGTCCTCGCCCTGGCGGCGAATAGCTCGAACACGACTGTCCGGCAGCTAGGCGATGGCCTCAAGCTGGTCGCGCCCATCGCCGCCGGCGTTGGCGTTGAGATCGAAGAGACAGCGGCTGCGATCGCCGCCCTCTCGAACGCCGGCCTGCAGGCGACCCTTGCCGGCACCGGCCTCCGGCGAGTGATCTCCGAGCTCGAGAGCCCGAGCGCGAAGACGAAGAGACAGCTTGGTGATCTCGGGCTCGAGACCAAGGACTTCCGGATCTCGTCCGTCGGTCTGACGGCTGCCCTGCAGGCGCTCGCCGAAGCTGGCGTCGACACCGGCCTCGGTCTCGAGATCTTCGGCGATCGAGGCGGCCCGGCTTTCGAGGTTCTGAGCAACTCGATCCCGGACGTCATCCGGTTTACCGAGTCGCTGAACGAGGCCGACGGAACCGCGTCGCGGATCGCTGCGACGATGGACGACAACCTGAACGGGGCGATCCTCGCGACGAAGTCGGCGCTCGAGGGTCTCGTTCTTGGCGTTGGTGAGGCGGGCGCGACCGGAGCTCTTCGAGGGTTCTTCGACATCACGACAGTTGGCCTGCGCGGGCTCGCGAACAATATCGACCTCGTGACCGCGGCGACGCTGGGGTTCGGAACTGTTTTTGCTGCCGTGAAGCTTGCGCCCTTGGCCTCGAGCGTCGTTGCGTCAACTGTCGCTTTCGTCAAGCTCCGAATCGCGGTCGCGAGCGGTACGGCGGTCATCCTCGGATCGGCTGCAGCAACGCAGCTGCAGGCCGTCGCCGAAGTCGAGTCGGCTGCGGCGCTTGTTGCCAAGACGACCGCGAACATTGCTGCGATCAAGGCCGAGACAGCGAAGGCTATTGTCGTTGCTGGATCGACCCAGACCCTATTCATCCAGGCCGCTGTCGAGACGCAGCTGGCAGCTGCGACCGCGGCGAACACGGTTGCGACTGAGGCCCTCACCATCGCACAGGGCAAGCTCGCTACGGCTACGGCCGCGACGACGATCCGGGCGAGGGCCCTGGCGGCGATCAATCCGTTCGCCGGTTTGATCGCCGCTGGCGCGATCGCGATTGCCGGCACGAAACTCCTCGTCGACGAATTCGATGAGCTTGCGGAACAGGCCCTTCGCGTCCAGGAAGCCGGCGACAAGTTCGCCCTGACCGAGTTCGGGAAGGTCGGCGCAGACATCGTTCGCGTTCAGGAGAACCTGGCCGCCGTGAACGATCAGATCGACAAGGATGTCGCGAGCAAGGGGTTCGCGAATCCCGTCGCTCTCCAGGCTGCGCAGCGCTACGAACAGCAGCTTGAGACCTTGCGGTTCCAGCAGGGTTTCCTCGCCGACGGAACGGCGAAGACGACCGAGGAGGCGCAGGCCCAGACCCTCGCGCTCGATCTGCTCGCGACCGCGGTCGGCGGCGTCATTTCGAGCATCGAGCAGGAGAACGACCTCCTGCAGGAGAACTCTCGCGAGCGTCAGATCCAGGCGGCCTTGATTCAGGAGGTCACCGAGCTCGAGAAGCAAGCCGGCGTCGACGTTGACGAGGGCCAGCGGGGGGAGCTCGAGGCGGCCCTCAGGCGGAACCAGCTGCTCCAGGACCAGGCCGCGGCCTTCGAGAGCATCCGAGGGCCTCAGGAAGCCTTCAACGCTCAGGTGGCCGCGCTGACGGTCCTAGAGGAGGAGGGGAGGATCACGACCGAGGAGCTCAGCGTGGCGCTCCTGGGCCTCGCGCAGACCGCCGAAGGTCTCGATCTGTCCGCGGCCGACGCCGGCGGTGGTCAGGACATCGCGTCCAGGATCCTCGAACAGGTTGAGGCAACCAAAGAGCTCGCGCGGATCGAGGCTCTCCGGGCGAGCATCATTGCCGAGGCCGAGGGTCCGCTTGCCGCGCTTCAGGCTCGCCAGGAGGAGACTATTGCGCTCGGAAAAGAGGGCGCGATCACCGAGGAAGCGGCGGCCCTGGCTTTCGAGAAGACCGCCGAGGCGATCCGGCTTCTGAATCCCGAGTACGCGCGTCAGCAGGCCCTGATCCAAGAGATCGAGGGCCCGACCGCGGCTCTCATGCAGCGCCAGGAGGATCTTCAGGCCTTGATCCTCGCGACCGGCGACGCTACTGGCGCCTATGCTTTGGCGCTCGAAGAGGTCGCGGCCGCGCTCGTGCCGGTTACCGAAGAGCAAGCGCTCCAGGCCGAAATCCTCGCCGACATCCAGGAACCGCAAGACGCGCTCGCTGCGAGGCTCCTCGCCCTTGATGCGCTCCTGCAGGCGAACAAGATTTCAGCGCAGGAGTACAACCGCGAGCTCGAGCGCATGGGCGTCGCGAGTGAGACCACGAACACGGCTCTCTCCGGTTTTCAGATCGGGCTTCGCAACTCGGTCGACGAGATCACCGACGTCCAGGGCGCTGCGCAAAACCTCGTCGAGAATGGCTTCTCTGCTGCCGAGGATGCGCTCGTCTCGTTCGTCAGGACCGGCGAGGCAGACTTCTCTGCGTTCGTCGACGGCCTACTCGACGACATTGCTCGGCTCCTTGTAAAGCAGGCGCTCCTCGCCGCGTTCGGTGGAGGGGGAGGGGGCGGCGCGGCCGGTGCGATTGGCAGCTTCTTTACCGCGCAAGGCGGCGGTCGAGTTCCTGGGAACAGCGACGTTATCGTCGGCGAAGACGGTCCTGAGCTCATTCGCACTCCCGCCGGTGGCGGCGACTTCACTCCCGCCGGCGAGACGGCGGCAATCATGCGAGGCGCAGCAGCGGCGGCTCCGATCGTCAACGTCACGACCCCACCGGTGAACATCACAAACGTGAGCGATCCGAGCGAGATCCCGAGTGGTATTGAATCGCCAGATGGCGAGCAGGCGGTTATGAACGTCGTTAGAAAAAACCGAAGGACCTTCCAGGGGATCACGGCATGACCTTCAACGCGGGCACAGCGACGGACTACCTGGACATGCTCGATCAGCTGATCGAGGTAATCACCGGCCGGCACCTCGACACGATCGTTCTCGTCTCAGGCGGATCCGCGACGTATCTCGTGGGCGACATCCTGGGGCTCGACGAGACCGGAGCGACGAGCACCGAGGTCGCCCAGATTGAAGTGACTGCCGTCTCCGCTGGCGTGATCACCGACGCTCGGATCTATCGCGGCGGCGTTTACACGGTTGACCCGACGAACCTGACGGCCAATGCCACGACGGGTGGCGGCGGCTCGGGCGCTACCTTCGACATCACTTTCGCTGCGACCGGCTGGACACAGAACGCGCGCGAGAGCGAGGCCGTGTCTGCGACTGTTGGCGCTGCCGGGTCAGGCTACACGAACGGTTCGACCGACGTGCTCACTGTAGTCGGCGGCGTGCTCGCTCCCGGCGGGAGCGCGGCGACTTTTACGGCGACGGTCACGGGCGGAACAGTCGACTCGGTTGCGCTCCTCGCCGCCGGCGACTACGAAGTTTTTCCGACGAACGCCGTTCTTACGACTGTTTCGCCGACCGGCGGGACTGGGTGCACACTCAACGTGACCTGGGCCGACGTTGCCGGCGATACGATCGTCGTCCTGCAGGGCGACGCTGGCGCATCGCTCGATCCCGTCGTCGGCATCAAGACCTACTCGAGCGAGACCGACGAGACCTCGATCAATACGGTCTTCAACTGGGCCCTGTTCGGGATGACGGCCTGGCAGTCGAGTACGAACCTGCACCTACAGCCGAACGTCTCTGACGGTTTCAGTACCGCAGACGATGGCGCCATCACGACCTCGACGACGGGCGACGGCGCCTTCGTTCCGCTCAAGGACTCCGACGCTTTCAATATCGAGTGGTGGATTTCGGCAACCGGTCGTCGCGTCTATTGCGTCTTCAAGATCGAGGCGGCGTCGACGACGTACTACGCCTCGTGCTACTTCGGCCTGCTCAATCAGTTCGGGATCACGACCGAGTTTCCGTTCCCGGCATGCGTTGCCGGCACGAGTGATCGCAAGCGAGTCTGGTGGCGCGACGTCGGCTCGATCTTCGGCGGCCTTACCGAAGTCATCGAGCGCAACAATGGACCATGCTTTGCTTGGGCACCAGAGGGCGTTTGGATCGGCTGCAAGAACGCGGCGATCTCGAGCAACACGGCAACGACTCCGACATACAACGTTGAGAGCGATGCGCCTCGCGCTCACGTCTGGCCGCTCGGTCCGTCCAACACGCACGGGACGGTCGATGATCGAATCTGGGCACTGCCGAACTCTCTGGGATTCGACAATGACGACCTGACCCTTACGACCCTGGCGATGGAGATTTATCGGACGCCAGACACCGGAGGCAACCTCTTTCCGCTCTTCCCCAACACGCTCGTACAGGCCGACTCCGCGACCGCCTTCTTCAGGACCTTCGGGGAAATGGATGGGGTCTGGTGGTTCCACATAGCCGACGCGGGGGTCACGAGCGAGGACCGGTTCACTCAGGGCAACGTCGCCTATTCGATCTTTCAGAACGGCACACGCATTCAGCCGTTCTCTTTCATGGCGATGCGCGAGGATTGATCCGATGACGCATGTAACCGGGACCGCTACCGACCTCGAGGATCTGCTCTCGCAGCTGGACACGTTCGCGACGACGACGCACGGCGGCTGGACGGGATACTCGACGAACCCGCAGACGACTGACGGCTGGTTCGAGCTCCACAAGGGGAGCCTGTCGATGTCGATCAAGTACCCGACCGACGCCGAGGGTCCGCCTCAGCACATGAGCGTCCACCAAGCGACGGGTTTCATCAACGACGCAACCGCGCCCGGAGCGCATACGGCCGACAGCGGGAGCGGTTTCAACACCGGGACGACCGGCCACACGAATGCGAACCTTCTGACCGAGCGATGCGTTTCGCAGATAGGCAACGGACCCTTCCCGAGTTTCCATTTCTTCGCCGACGATACGGCGACGCATGATTACATCCACGTTGTCGTCGAAGCGACGACCGGGATGTTCCGACACCTACTCTTCGGCGAGCTTGTGAGGTTCGGCGACAACTGGGTCGGCGGCGAGTACGTCTGCGGCCACTTCCAAGATCAGGGGTCGACCTCGCTTTCGACCGATGCGAACACGCAGGTCTTGCTTGATGGCCTTGGCAGCACAGGCGAACGGCTGCGCGCCGGTACCATTCGGATCGCGAGCGGATTGCTAAACCAGTCTCCGGCGGTCTGGGCCGTCTCGACTCAGGTTGCGTCGGCGAGCATGCTCAACGACACCGCCGGCAATATCCGACGCCAGATCCACGGAGGATACCGCGCCGGCATGGGGCCTCGAGGATTCGCCAACGCCGTCGGCAACTCGAGCTCCGGCGTCGTTGGCTTGGTTCCGATCGAAGCCTTCTATCGCGACCCCAGCAATGTCCGCTGTCAACTCCTCGGCCACCTTCCCGACGTTCGCGCTTTCAACACGCGCAACTTCGAGCCGGGCGAGACGATCACGATCGGCTCGGACACTTGGCACCTATTCCCTCAGTCGATTCGGACGCAGGCCTTGATCGTCAATCGGTCGCAGTTTTCCGGCATTGCCTACCGGCTCGTGGCGTGAACTATGCCGACGTTCGTCCAAGGAGCAGACCTCGAAGTCGGTCAAGCGATCCACGCCCTCACGGCTGCGATGAAGCCGGAGCCCGAGTTCCCGCGGCAAATCGTTCCCGACCTCTCCCTTCCGATTGAGTCGGGAGCGCTAACGACGAACCTGGACCACAAGCGGCCGATCGTCGTGTCCGAGTTCCCGGCGCAGGAGGAGGGCGCGAGCTCGGGCGGCTTCGATTGGTTCGAAGCCTTCCACGTTCTCCCGCGGTCGTTCGACTTCGGCAATCTCCTTTCAGCGCAGTCAACTCCGATCGAAGTCTTCAACGCCTTCCGCCGTGAAATCCGCGAGTGGACCTCGTTCGTCAATGGTGCTGGCGCCGGTACGAGCCTCGGCGGTCAACCTACGTTGCCGACGAACGTTGACAATCTAAGTGGCGTGCAGATGACGGTCGACGTGGAGACGACCGGCGATCCGTTTGTCGATGCGACTCTCGACTTCGGCTTCTCCGGGCTCGGGACAATCTTCGTTCCGATTGAGATCCAGCGGATCGTCCTATGGGGCGCGGTTCCCGAGCAGCAGCACATCGAGGCGCTCGACTTTCTGACGAACGTGTATACGTCGAAGAATGGGGAGGAGCAGCGGGAGTCTGTTCGGAAAGCTCCGCGTCAATCCTGGGATTACACCTACCGGATAGACGAGGGCGTCGAAATGCAGACGCTCGAGAACCTCCTCTTCGACTTTCATTCCCGCACCTTCGGCGTGCCCGTCTGGTTCGACGACACCGAGCTCACGAACGGCGAGTCGGCCGGAGCGTCCACCATCGTCGTCGGCTCTACCGACTTCCGCGACTTCCGCGTAGGCGGGTTGGCCGTGATCATCGTCGACCAGTCCACGTTCGACGTCCTCGAGATTAGCGCGATCACGGCGACGACGCTGTCCTTCACGAGCCCGACGATCAACGCCTACCTTGCACGGACGAGCGTCTATCCGCTCGCGACATGCTTCGCTCAGTCGCAGATCAGCGGATCGCGATGGCCTGTCAACCTCCAGGAGGACAAGATTCGATTCGAGCCGACCGACAACGACATCGACATCGGCGATCTCTCGGCCTTCTCCTCGTTCAACGGCAAGCTGCTGCTCGACAATCCCAACAGCGTTCGGGGCAGGAAGGTTGGGCATGGGTTCCGTATGGCGCTCGAGAAGATCGACGGCCAGACGGGACTTCGATTCCAGGACTCGTCATGGGATCGAGACAAGCGCGGCTATGTTTTCACGCTCCGCGCCGATGGTCGGCAGACGGTCTGGGAAATGCGTCGGATGCTGCACGGGATCAAGGGGCAGTTCATTTCGTTCTATGTCCCCCGCGCGTCCGACGATCTCGTCGCTGTCGCCGACCTCCTCTCGGCATCGAACCTGCTCGACGTGACTAACGTCGGCTACGCTCAGTTCGTTCGGCATCGCCAGCCGAAGAACGTCATCCGGGTCAACTTCGTTGACGGCTCGGCCCCGTTGCTTCGGACGATCACTAACTCGTCCAACACGAGCCCGACCGTTGACCAGCTGACGGTCGACACGAACTGGCCGAGCACGATCACGCCGGCTGAAATTTCGAGGATCGAGTACGTCGAGAAGCTTCGCTTCGCTACCGATCGAATCCGGATCAACTATGACCGAGCAGCCCTTCGAGCTCGGATGGTCGCTCCGCTTCAGGTGCTCTTCGAATGAGCTACGCTGCCCACGAAGGGACAGTCGAGGGCGGGCGGCCGATCGAGATTTACGAGTTCACCGCTGGCGCTCAGTCGTTCTTCTTCACGTCGAGTCAGGACGACCAGCTTGTCGGAGCTCAGACATATACTGCGGTTGAGGGGCTCTCGAGGGACACCACCGCAGACGGACCTACGAAGCGAGGCAAGGATTTCACGATCAAGCTTCCGACGGTCAACGCCGTTGCGCAGCTATTCGTCGGTGTCCTGCCGGGCTTTCGCGTTCGGCTCCAGGTCAGCCGGTTCCACCGCGACGACACTCCGACGCCGGAGGTCATCAAAATCTTCGACGGCTTCGTTCAGTCTGCGGCGTTCGGCAAGCAGGGCAAGGAGGCCACGCTCCTTTCCAAGACCGAGCTCGAGGGGACCGGCAAACAGATTCCGCGGAGGACCTACCAGAGTGCTTGCAACCACGTTCTGTACGACGTCAACACCTGTAAGGTCGACGACACGGACGTCGCCTTCCGAGCGTCCGCGCTCGACGTCGCGTCGCTCGTGGGCAACGTCTTGACGGTCTCGAGCGGTCTCGCCGGGACCTACGCCGACGCATTCATGAACGCCGGATACGTCGAGTCGATTGGCGTCGCCGACTTCAGGATGATCACGATCCACGTCGGCAACGTCCTGACACTGATCTCTCCGTTCTCGACGACGCCGACCAGCGTCAACGTCTTCGCCGGCTGTGCGCATACCGTCACCGTCTGCGGGGACAAGTTCGACAACGTCATCGAATACGGTGGGTTCCCCTACGTCCCGACGAAGAACCCCTTCGCGACGGGGATTGTCTGATGAAACTGCTGAAGCACCAGCGCGCGCGCCTTCAGCGGCACCGTGATCCAGCCGTTCGAGCTCGAGGAGGCTTTTGGCCTGCGCTCCTTCTCTTCATTGCGATGGAGCTCCTGCGGCCGAAGCCGAAACTCCAGGATGCGAAGCCGGCCGGTCTGGGAGAATTCAGGGTTACGACCGCAACCGAGGGACGTGTCGTTCCGCTGATGTGGGGAACGGTTCGGATCGAGGGTTCGAACATCATCTGGTACGATGACCTGCTGCAGGAGGCGATTTCGGTCAGGGTGAAGACCGGCCTCTTTTCGTCCGACACGCAGATTAGCGGCTATCGCTACCACCTGGGTTTGCAGCACGCGCTCTGCATGGGCGCGGTCGACGAGCTCCGCAAGGTCTGGATTGGCGACACGCTAGTCGGCGACTTCACCGGAGCTCCGATCGTTCACGACGGCACGTTCACGATCGACGAGCCGGATCTCTTCGGTGGCGAGGAGCTCGGTCGCGGCGGCGTTGTCGGGACGCTACGGTTCCACGCAGGCACGAATACGCAGGAGCCGAGCTCGTATCTGGGCGGGCGACCGGCGACAACGTCAACCGCGATCGCCGGCGCAGGTGCCGGCTACTCGGTCAGTGACCTGCTCACTGAGGCCGGCGACGGGGCCGCTACCGTTCGTGCGACCTTCAACGTCGACAGCGTCGGCGGCTCGGGCGAGGTCACCGGAATTACGCTCGTGACGGCTGGCACCTACACGACCCAGTCAACGAATCCCGCGGCGACGACTGTCGCGCCCAGCGGCGGGACCGGCTGCACCCTGACGGTGGCCTACGGCGTACCGTTTCAGAATGAGGGTGGCGCGACGCCGGCTTACCGCGACATCTGCTATATCGCTCCGGACATCCAGAACACGCTTCTGGGAACGTCGACGTCGATCGACCCCTGGAAGTTCGAGCTCCGCAGGATCCCGAACGGGCTCGCGCTCACTGCCGGTCATGAGCTCGTCGACTCCGGGGCGAACCCCGCGAATGTCCTGTATGAGATCCTGACGAACGCCGATTGGGGATACGGGATTGCGCCCGCAAGAGTCAACACGACGAACCTCTCGGCCGTCGGCGATACGCTCTTCGCCGAGGGAAACGGATTCTCGTTCCTGCTCGATCGCGAGATCGAGCTCCCCGAACTCGTTCGTCAAATCGAGGAACAGATTGACGGCGTCCTCTTCGAGAACCCCCTTACAGGAAACTGGGAACTCAAGCTGAGCCGCGACGATTACGACATCGACCTCATTCCCGAGATCGACGCATCGAACATGCTCAACCTCAAGTCGTTTACGCGCGCGACCTGGGAGCAAACGACGAACCAGATTCGCGTTCCGATCAACGACCAGGCCGACGAGTACAAGAACACCTTCGGGTTCGCCCAGGACATGGCGAACGTCCTCGTTCAGGGCAAGAACGTGTCGGCGAGCGTTTCCCATCCGGGCGTCAAGACGACGACGCTCGCCAACGCGATCGCCTGGCGCGAACTCCGCGTGCACTCGACTCCGTTGGCTCAGGGTTCGATGATCGTGAATCGTTCGCTCTACGGTCTCTTGCCCGGCGACCCGTTCGCGTTCACCGATGCCGACATCGGCTTCGTTAGGCTACCAATGCGCATCCTCTCGATTGACTACGGCGATTTGCTCGATGGGGAGATTGTGATCGAGGCTGTCCAGGACGTCTTCTTCGCCGCGGCCGGAGTTTTCGATCCCAACCCGGGAACGAATTGGACTCCCCCTGGAAACAACCTGGTCGCCTATCCGGCGAACGAGCAGCTGGCATTCGAGGCTCCTCGAGGCCTGACGATGCGTGATCCACAGACGGTCGACGCAGAGACGGACAAGGTCTATGCGTCAGCACGTCGACAGTCGAGCGAGGCCGCCTTTGAAATGCGAGAGCGGCACGCTAGCGGCACGCCCACCGGTGCCTATGCTCCCGACTTCGGCCAGGTCTTCCAGTTTCAGCTGATCGGCCAACTCAATTCGGCCCTGAACCTGAGCGGGACCAACCCCGTCGGCTCGGTCCTTGTCGTTCCGGATCCAGACACGCAGGCGGCAGTCAACGAGGCCTTCCCGACGGCAGTCAACGTCAGCGAGCTCGGAACCGAGCTCCTTTCGCTCTGCCTGATCGAGGAGGAGTTCATCCTCGTCACGAGCTCACAGACGAGCGGCGGCAACGTCCAGCTGAACACCGTCTATCGCGGCATTCTCGACTCGGTCCAGGCCGATCACGCAGCCGGGACTCGAGTCCACCTGATCTTCGTCGGCGGCGGCATGTCCGCGACGGCGCTCCCTGCCGGCGACAACGTCGATCTAAAGCTGGTCCCGAAGAACGCCGTCGCCGAGCTCCTCGAGGCTACCGCGAGCGTCATCGTCCTGGCGATGGACGACCGGACGAGGCGCCCCTACCCGCCGGCGGCGTTCGATCTCAACTCGGTCACACTCGACACGACGAACGTCGATCTCGACGGATCGGGCTCGGGCGAGGACGTCGGCGTCTTGATCGACTCGGTCATCCGGCGTGACTTCCGGACCATCGACGAGATCGCTGCGCTCGCAACCGATGCCGCCGCCCTCTTCTCGGACTTCCCGACCGAGAACAGCACCGAGATCGAGATCCAGGTTCTCGACGGCGTGACGGTCCTGCACACCGAGACTGGGATCTCGGGCACGAGTACGACCGCGCGCCAGCTGGATATCCTCGAGGGCCTCGATGCGACGTCGCTCCCGGCCTCGCTCACGTTCCGGGTGCGCGAATCGCATACGCTCGACGCGGTCGTCTACACGTCGCGGGTTTACCTCGCGGTCGTCTCGACGATCGCGTCGCCGTTGGTTGGGATCTTCGCGTTCGGCGTCCTCGACGACGGTGAGATTTCGCCGATCTACGATGTGCAAAGCGGCGACGACGCTACCGATCACGTCTTCAACCTCTCGTCCTCTTTCTCCGTCGGCGACGTCGAGTACCGACTCGACGGCGGTTCGTTCCTCACGCTGATCGCAGCCGGAGGTACGGGGCCAGGGACGATTCCGAACGCATCCCTCTCGGTCGGAACCGACATCGAGATCCGTCACCTATCGTCGGACACGACCCCCCAGAAACTTCTCACCATGACTGTCGGCGGTACTGAAGAAGCGTACGCCGTAATGATTTCTTGACGAAGGGATTGCTGGACCATGAACGAAGACCAGAACGACGTCGTGAAAAATCTCCCCTCGCGCGTGTCGCGACTCGAGGCAAGTGTCGAACGTATCGAGTCGGACATCCAATCCATGATCAAAGCTGTCGATCGGATGGCTTCTCGGATCTCGGAGGGGCAAAAGGCTCCTTGGCAAACACTCATTGCCGGCGCTGGCGTTTTGATTCTCATTATCGGCGGACTCGCGCAGGGCTACGTTCGCGATCAGCACCGTGTCGAGCGTGACCTCACTGCGCTGACCGATCGTGTTCTGGTGCATTTTGAGCAGCCCGCGCACACCGGCATCGAGCAGCGCGTCATTGCGATAGACCACTCGATCGAAAAGTTCGAAGAGCATCTGGCAACACGGTTTCACGAACTCGACGACAAGTTGCAGAAAGAGATCCGCGCGCAGGATGGGTCCAGCGAAACGCGACACAAGACCATGCGCGACTTGCTGGATCGAACGGACGACAAGATTCAGAACGAGATCAGGGCACTCAGCGAACTTGTGGACGCCAAGCTCGCCGCATTCGCTGTGGGCAAGTAGAGCGCAGGGCTGGGGGTACTGGCTTCTGTTCCCCCAGGTCGTCGGCGGGCTCTCGGTCTCCGGATCGAGGGCCCGCTCTTTCTCAGCTTGCGACTTCCTGCGTTCGATCGTATGGTCTGGCGCCAATGAAGAACCACGTTGCGGAGGCCGAGGAGCAGGTCCGGGTGAAGCGAGAGATCAAGGCTCAGAGCACGTGGCGTGAGCGCGCGCTCGAGGCCGCGATCCTCGTGACTGAAATGAAGTTCATGCTCTCCGGCTCCGGAGTCCGCTGGCCGCCGGGGCTCAAGGAACGAGTTGAGGCGCTGCGCGATCGGTGGCCACGTAGCCATGGCTGAATGGACCCTCGACGAGCTCGCCCTCTTGCGCCATCGCTACGGCTCCTGGCCTGATGCGAGGCTCGCTCTGTACCTGAGCCACGACGTCGACAAGATTCGGGCCAAGGCCGCCGAGCTCGCTCTTGCCAAGAACAAGGCGGCCTTCGTCGGGACGCGGCGAATGCCGCGATGGACAGTGACCGACGTTGCGCGCCTTCGGCGTTTCTACCCGACGACAACGAACCTCGAGCTCGCCCTGTTGCTCGAGCGCTCGGTGAAATCGGTAACGTCCAAGGCTTCGAATCTTCGACTGCGCAAGAGCTCCGATCAACTCGAGACCATGGGCCGGACGAACCGCGCCCTCCGACGACCCAAGAAGGAATCATGACCGACGATCCGCAGACTGAAGATCCGACGAAAGCGTCGAAGCCGATCCCCGAGCCGCCGGCCGAGGGCGAGCTCCTCGAGGCATTCCGTCTGACCGTTTCGCTACAGCAAGGAGTCGGCTTCCAGGTCAACTGGACTGTCGGAAGCGAGGTCGTGCAGGCGTTCTTTTTCCAGCACCACCCGATCGCCGCGGCGATGCTCTCGAGCATTGTCCAGCCCTTAAGCCCGCCGCCGATCGCGCCGACGGTCGATCCCACCAAGAAGATCGGCGAGCTCGGCCCGCTCCCGACCGTCGAGGACTTCGCCGACCAGATCGAAGGGGCGATCCTCAAGGATCCCAAGTTTCGCAAACCGAGCCCGGGATGACCGGCCAGCACCTGGAGCTCCTCGAGCTCGTGCGGTCCCCCAAGGCCAAGGCCTTCCGAGGCTTTTCGGACGTCATCGGCTACCGGATCCAGCACGGCAGAGCACTCGAGGCGCTTCGGATGCTCGTCGCGATCGGCGCGGCTCCCGAGCTCGCCCACCAGATCGTCGACGGCTGGCCGGAGGATGGGGTTCGCCGACTGCCGGGGCTCGAGTTCGGCGAGGAGGCCGCCTGCCGGCTCGCTCACTACGTCGACGACCTTTCGGCCTACGATTGGATCGGTCTGCTCAGGCGGTCTCTGGGCGGCGCAAGGCGCCCCGTGAGCGATTCTCGCCCCCAGGGACTTCCTCCAGGGTAGTTTCCGATTGGGGTTGGAAAGGCCTCAGGTCCCCTGGGGGGACCGGCCGATAGGAGAGCCATGAAGCAAGCTACCGACAGCGCACAGCGCCCCCGCATCCTTTCTTTCCACGAGCTTTTCGACGGCACGATCGTCGCGAGCCGCTTCCTCACTCGCTTCGGCGACGTCGTCTGGATGGTCGACGAAGTCCTGACCGACGGCGCGTTCGGCGAAGAGCTCTTTCAGGGTGACCGTGCCGGCTGCGTGCGCAAGCTGCGCGAGCTCGGGCAGGTCTGGAACGGAGCTAGCTAAGACCATGAAGCACTCAATCATCGACGCCGAAACCCGCGAGGACATCCTCGACACCATCCAGATCTGTGAAGGGCACCTTGCCGACGTGGCGGCCTCCGAGGGCAAGGACCTCGGCCCCTTCGCTCGCGTCTTCGTCCCCGACACCGTCGACTTCGCTCGCAAGCAAATCGCCTTCGAGAAAACCAAGCTCCGGATCATGACCATGCGCGAGCTCATCGCCGAGCAACGTGCCGACGAGAATGCTCCGGCTCGCGAATGGACGGACCTACGTCTCGAGAGCCTCGAAACGGTCCTCGAGGCCTGGGAGCGCGGCTTGCGGGCCTTCTAGCCAGGTGGTCGCCTGGGAGCTTCGCTGGCCGCTCTGGCCGCTAACGGGCTCCTGGCGCCCTCCGGGGCCGTCGGCTGGCTGCGCGCGCCACAGGGCGTCCCAGGCCGGCTGGCGGCCTTCTTTCTTTTCCCTGAAATCGACCCTCATGAAGCAAGCTCAGAACCCCGACGCCGCCCTTCTCCGGAGGATCGGCAACGTCAGCGAGATCACGTATCCGGTCGGCGACGATTTCGTCACCGAGCGCGTTCGGTCCGTAGCTCGCCCCCAGCCCGGGAGCACCGGCCTGACGCACTTCATCACCGAGAGCGGCGCCCGCGTCCGCGCGATCGACGTTCTCGCTTTTTCCCTGTAGGGCCTCAAGGGATTCGGCCCGCCTGGCCGAAGAGAGATCCATGAAGCAAGCCATCCAAGCCAACGACATCGCCGAAGGCGGCGTCTACACCTACCAGGGCCAGCGCGTCCGCGTCCTCGCCGTCGACCCTGACCAGACCTCCAACGTCTGGATTATCTTTCTCGAGGACGTCGACCGCGACGCTATCGTCGATCCCAAGGAGCTCTCCTAACCCCATGACGCTCTCCTCGACCTACGTCCGCGCTCGAGACGGCGCCCTGTACAAGAACCCCGTCCTCGTCTTCGAGGAGGGGTTCGTCTGCTTTTCGGACCATGAGGATCCCGAGCTCGTCGTCTGGCGCACCGGCGCCAAGTTTGCCCTGCTCGAGGCCGCTCAAGAGCTCCTCTCTCGGCGCCTCGGCCGATCGGCGGCCCCGAGCTCGGTCGTCCTCCACAGCCGCTCACAGCGCGTCGTGCCGGACACGGAGCCTTGGGAATGGCGACCGGCGATTAGCTATTTCTTCCAGGTCGTCGCTCGGATCCCGCGGCCGCAGATCCACGGGGGGACCGCGCGTTACCCCCGCCGGTGCCCGGGTCTCGTCCTCGACTGGCCGCAATCGCCGTACGACGTCGCGGAAATCGAAATTCCAGAGTAGGGCCCTCAAGGATTCGGGCCGGGATGCCGAAAGTGTAGGCATGAAGCAAGCCATCCAAGCCCTCCTCCGCGCCCTTCCGACCGTCTCGATCTCGATCTCGGCTAGCCGCCGCTCGGTCCAGCGCGAGGCCGCCCAGCAGAAAATCTCCTGGGAGGTCGGTATGCTCCTCCTCGAGACGACCGAGGACACCGTCGTCCCCGAGCTCGCCAAGATCTGAGATTCGGCGCCTCCGATCGGCAGGATACGGGCTACCTTTCCGGTCGTGATCTGCTCGCGACACGATCAGCGGCCGGTCGGGCGCCCTTGTCCGGCCACCGTCGCTCTGGGGATCCTCTTCCCGTGGGCGGTCTTGGGGGCCTCTTGGTGGCTCTGGGGCTGGACGGTTCCAGTCGTCATCCTCGCTGCCGGAGCGATCTTGCTATGCGCTCTCCTGTCGGTTAGAGCGTAGGGCCTCATTCCGAAACCCCGACCTCGAGGTTCCCATGCAAGTCTCGGTTCCTACGATCACGCCGTCGAAGAAGTTCGGCGCGGCGGCGCTCGCCGCGGTCCTTTCCGGTGTCGGCATCAAGTTCGGCTTCGCGATCGAGCAGATCGCCATCGTAACCGCTCCGCTCTACGCCTACATAGGCAGCCAAGGGCTCGCCGATATCGGCAAGGAACGCGAAAAGGTCGCCCGAACGATGGACAACGCGAGCCACCAATGAAGCACCTTCTCTCCATCGCCACCGTCGTCGCCTGTTCGTTCTTGGCATCCTGTCCGTCTGGCGGCGGGTCGCGGTTCGTCAACGAAGACGGCACGATCCGCGTCGAGCGCGTCAGCGCCGACGCTACTCGCTACGCGGGACACTTCAGAGCCGCCGCCGCTGCGTACGCGGAGAGCAACCCGGACAGAGCGAAGACATTCGAGACGATCGCCTCGGCGCTCGACGTCATGGCCGCGGCGTCCGGCGATGAGACACGCACAGATGCGCTGCTGTCACTGTCGACCCTGATCTCGAAGGTCGCGATCGAGGAACTTGACGGTGAGGACATCGCCATCGTGTTGCTTGTCCAGATCCTCGTCGACGAGATCATCGTCGCGACGACGACGTCCGCCGTGCCGTGATGGTAGGTTTTGATCGGTGGAGCGGTCCGGATTGCGGCTATCGCCTTGATCTGAAACCCTCTCTCTCGGAGCCTGGCGTCCCCGGGCCGTAGGGATCGCCCCACCCGGACCCTCCCGATGCGAGCCGGGGGGGTCTTTTCTTCTCAAGGTCACCTGGCCGGATTGCCGATACCGGGGTACGTTCACAGACCTGAGCCGTCGCACACACGAACCGCGAGGCTCCTTGAGAGAGAAAATATGAAGCACGAGGATCCGGCCGGCGCGGCCGTCACTAACGCGCCGAACGTTCAGAACGGGACCTACACCGTCTCGCATCCGACCCAGGGGCACTTCACCCTGAAGGTCTACACGGTCCTGAAGGGCGACCTCATCGGGAAGCGGATCGTCTCGCTCCTCGTCGGCCCCGACAACACGACGAACTATCGCGGCGTTGCCTTCTGGGACGACGCTCGCAAGAAGGCCACCGTCTGGCGCCGGCATCGCGGCCCCGACTCGAACCTTCCGATCGACGGCTTTCACTTTCAGAAGACAGGTTGGTCGGCGATCGAGACGAAGCTCGCGATCTGGGTCGACCTCGCCGTCCGCGCCGCCGACGGTTTCTGGACCGGCGAGGGGTACGAGCTCCAGCACGCCGGTCGTTGCGTGATCTGCAATCGCAAGCTCACCGATCCCGAGTCGATCCGTCTGGGCATCGGTCCGAAATGCGGAGGCCGATCATGAGCGGGATGCCGGATCGTCCGACCTTCGAATGCTGCGTTTGCGGGTTTTGGTTTCTCGCAAAGGATTGGGGCCTGTGTTCCGAACCTCGGGCGCCCTTCAGTAGAGAGCGCGTCCACGCCTGCCTCGATTGCACGGGCGGCGTCACGGACGAGGCGTTCAGGAGGGGGGGGATGCCTGTTCCAGCCAAGGCAGAGTCGGCAGAGCTATCCGTGGTCTCCATCGGCGAGAGCTCCGTCAAGATCGTGGAGATCGTGGATTGGGATCTGGTGGCTACCCCGGAAGGTCAGCTGGTGCCACTTCGATGCTGTCACGGATTGCTCGAGCACAAGTCAGGATGCTCCCTGGGGATCGAGAGCGGAGGCCAGTCATGAGTGTTCGAGGACGTCTGCGCTGCCTGCGCGTCAAGGCCTGGTGGCGGATCTACCACGCGGCCGTCGCACGCGGCGACCGCACGACGGAGATCATGCTCTGGGATCGGTTGATGGCGAGCATGTTGGGGAAGGTCTGATGGCGCTCCAACGCCCTCCGATAGTGAGACTCGAGTTCCGCCTTCAACTTAGTCCAGGATGGAAGGAGGTTCCCGGGACGTTCACGCGGGCCGAGGCGCTCAAAAGGATCCTCGAAGCTCGAAAGCATTCGACGCATTCCTACCGCCTGAAATCATACGAGGACGACCGATGATCTTCTGGATGTCGTTCGCCGACGAAAAGGGCTTTCGCGGCGCATGCTTGGTCGAGGCCGACGACTTCGACGCCGCGCTCTCGAAGTCCTGGGAGCTCCGGATCAATCCGGGCGGCGAGGTTCAGGCTGCGCCGCTCGAGGGTGCGACGGCCGAGAACGTTGCGCCGTACGGGTTGAACCGCCTGTATTCGAAGTCCGACATGGAGGCCCTGGGAGGAGCCGAACGATTTTGAGCTACACGAATACCAGTCTGTCGACCGCTCGCTCGTGCCTCACGAAGTACGACTTCGGATACAACCAGCAGCTGGAACCCGACAGCGCCGACGCCGAAGCGCTGCAGGTCGGCCAGGCCTGGCACAAGGCTTTCGACGCCGACGACCTCGACGACGAGGACCTGCACAATCAGTTCCTGATGGCGCCCTACCACGCGATCGAGCGCCACGCTCCGAGTCCACTTTGGAACGAGAAGCTACGGCGACTCTTCGCCGCCTATCACTGGTACTGGAGAGACCAGCCGCTCAACCTCGAGCGGTCCGAGTACAAGTTCAGTGCCGAGATTGGTGGCATCGAGTTCGAGGGACAGATCGACGGCATCCCCGTGATCGACGGACGTCGCGGCATCCTCGAGCGCAAGTCGACTGTTGACGCGCTCGACGCCGAGTCGTCGTTCTGGGATCGGCTACGTCTCGATGTCCAGGTCGGCGTCTACTCGCTCGGCTGCGGCTTCACGCCGGCGTTCATCCTGTACGACGTCATGCGAAAGCCGACGATCAATCCGAAGCGCCTGACGAAGGCCGAGATCAAGCGCATGGGCGCACAGGTCCGGATCGACGGCGTCACGAAATACTACGACGACACCTTCACCGCCGAAGACCTCGAGGCTCCGCTCGAGGAGGGGCGCGAGTCGATCGCGCTCTACGGCGCGCGCCTCACCGCCGACATCGGGAACCGTCCCGGCACCTACTTCGCTCGCCGCGAGGTTCCTCGAGGCGCCCAGGACATGAAGACGCTCCAGGACAATCTGATCGCTCAGATCCGAGTCCTCGAACACGCGCAAGAGTATGGGCTGATGCATCGCAACCCAGACGCCTGCGCGGCTCGCGGCTACAGCCAGTGCACCTTCTTTGGCCTCTGTTCCAATAACATCCGACCGGAAGAGGGCGATCCCGCTCCTGACGGATTCCATCGTCGCGAGCACCGCCATCCGGAGCTCGCTCAACCTGCCGACTAGGCACAACGAAACGCCCATGGCATCGAAACCGCACGCGCCCCCTGCGCCGTCCGCTCCGGCGAAGAAGCAAAGTCCCCGCGCTACGATCCCGGAGATCGTTCCGCTCGCCCTTGCGACCGGCGTCTCGAAAACGGCCCATCGCATCGTCCTGTACGGCACCGGCGGTATCGGCAAGAGCACGCTCGCTGCCTATCTGCCGGCGCCTCTCTTCCTCGACGTCGAGTCGAGCACCGAGTTCCTCGAGGTCGCATACGACTCCGAGCTCCGCACTGCCCCCTCCTGGTCGATGCTCCGCGGCAAGCTCGCGGCAATTGCCCAGGCTCCACCGAAGGGTGTCCGCTCCATCGTGATCGACACAGCGAGCGTCGCGGAGGAGCTCGCCAAGGAGCACGTCATCGCAACGCGCAAGACCGACAAAGGCAGACTGGTCGATTCGATCGAGGGGTTCGGCTGGGGCAAGGGCTGGCAGTTCGTCTATGACGAGTTCAATGGTCTGCTCGCCGATCTCGACCGGATCGCGACCCTGGGAGTCAACGTCTGTCTCGTTGCTCACGAGGTCTCGGCGCTGGTCCCGTATCCCGCCGCCGAAGATTTCATCCGGTGGGAGCCGCTGCTCTACTCCGGAGACAAGAAGGGCCGAGGCTCGACGCGCGAGCGCGTGAAGAACTGGAGCGATCACGTCGTTTTCATCGGATACGACGTACACGTCGAGGACGGGAAGGGCTCCGGCTCCGGGACGCGCACGATCTGGACGCAGGAGCTCCCGACACACATCGCGAAGAGCCGCGTCAAACAGACCTCGATCAATTTCAGTCTCGAGGACCCGAGCGCGATCTGGCGCGAGCTCGGAATCTCCTAACTCCCCGCGCGCCTGTCACAACGAACCGACAAAACGAAACCATGAACGTCGAAGAGTACACGCAGCACCAACTCGAGGAGGAGGGCGTCTTCCGCGCCTTCCCAGTCGCCTGGACCGTAGTCGAGAAAGAGAGCGGCTCCGTCGGGATCAGATTCCAGTTCGCGATCCGCCACAAGTGGTGGGGCAAGGAGCAGGGCTGGTCGCAGGATTGGCCGCCCGGGTTCTTCGTCTACGGCGAGGCCTGGGTCGTCAGACGAAAAGACAAGGGCGGCGGCATCAATCAGACCACCGTCGAGAACCTCGGAAAGTGCGGCCTTTGGAACGGCGACTTCGACGCGCTCCAGGGTCCGGTCCCGTCGGTCTTCGTCCTGCTCGACATCGGCTTCGAGACGTACGAGGGGAAAACGTCGATCAAAACGAAGTGGATCAACCCTGACGCCGCCGAACCGACTGCTCGAGGCGGCTTCGCGCCCGCCGATCCCGACGTTCTCTCGACGCTCCGCGCTCGGTTCCAGTCGCAGACCCGGGCGATCGCCGGAGGAGCTCCTGCCGGGACCGCGCCGGCGCCTCCGAACGTTCCCGCGCTGCCGCCGATGCCTACGCCCGGGCCTACGCCGGCGCCTACGCCCGGGCCTACGCCAGCGCCCGTCCAGGCCGCCCCCGCTCAGGCTCCCCCTGCGGTTGCTCCCGCTCCTCAGCCGGCCCCGGTCGCGCCACCGGTCGCCCAGCCTCCGCAGCCTGCTCCGGCGCCCCAGGCGGCCCCTCCGGCCATCCAGCCGCCGCAGGTCGCCCCTCCCGTCCAACCGCCGCCGGTCGTCGCCTCGAGCCAGGCCTTCATCGCTCCTCCCGCCACCGGAGCTCCCGACGATCCTGTGGATCCCGACGACACGC